CGCCCGAAAAATACATACAAGGCACCAGGCGGTCTGCGAGCCATACGCCATAACGGTTTCAGAGTAAATACCCGTGGGGGTGTAGGTATGTCCATCGCCACCACCGCCGCCACCGGCGACGAACTCGCCACGCTCAAGGCGATGCGCGACAAGCTGGCTGCCGACATGGACGAGGCACCGCCCGCCGTGGTCGCCCAGATATCCGGCCGGCTCGAAGCGGTGCTCAAGCGCATCACCGAACTCGGCGGCGCACAGGAGGCGACACTCGATGACGTCCTTGCTGAGCGCCGTAAGTTGCGCGCCGTCAACGGAGGCACTGCCTGACGGACTGCCGAACACACAGGCCGACGACGCGATTGACATCGTCTCGATCGCCGGGCTTGACCTGTTCGACTGGCAGCAACGCGTCCTCCGCAAGTCGATGCAACGTCGCGGCACCCGCTGGGCGGCGTCCGAAGTCGGCCTGATCGTCTGCCGCCAGAACGGCAAGGGCAGCGTGCTCGAGGCCCGCCAGCTCGCCGGCCTGTTCGTGCTCGGCGAGCGCCTGCAAATCCACTCGGCGCACGAGTTCAAGACGTGTTACGAGCACTTCCGCAGGGTCAAGGACCTCATCGAGTCCAGCCCGCTGCTGTTGGATCAGGTCAAGATCATCCGCACCGGGGCGGGCGATCAGGCGATCGAACTCAAGAACGGCTGCCGTATCCGCTTCATCGCCCGCAGCCGCTCATCTGGTCGCGGCTTCTCGGCCGATGTCGTCTATCTGGACGAGGCGTTCGAGCTGTCCGACGACACGATGGGTGCATTGCTGCCGACACTGTCGGCTCGTCCCGACCCGCAAATCTGGTACACGTCATCGGCGCCGCATCGCAATTCGACGGTGTTGCATCGTGTCCGTTCACGCGGTCACGCCGGCGGCGATCCTGGCCTGTATTTCGTCGAGTGGGCGTGCACCGCTGACGACGACCCGGCGGACCCGGAGTCGTGGGCGAAAGCCAATCCGTCGCTCGGCGTGCTGATCGAGCCGGAGCGGATTGCGACGGCGCAACGATCGTTGGAGCCCGCCGAGTTCGCACGCGAACACCTCGGCGTACCGGAAGAACCGGACGGCACAGCGAACGGCCCGATCTCGGTCGAGGTCTGGCAGTCGTTGACGGACGGCGATTCGATGCCGGTCGATGGCACCGAACGCCTGGCGCTCGAGGTGTCGTCGGACGGGTCGTTCGCCACGATCGGTATCGCCGGCAAGCGTGCCGACAATCTCGGCCACGTCTCGATCCGCCATCGGCATCCAGGCACGTCGTGGGTGGTCGACCGCTGCAAGGAACTGACGGACGGGCACGGCTGCCCGATGACGGTCGTGCATGGTTCACGCGCCGCTGGGTTTATCGGCGAGTTGGAGCGTGCCGGCGTTCCGGTGGATGTCATGTCGCACGCCGACTGGGTCGCCGCCTGCCAACGCTTCGTCGACGCAGTGAACGACACGGAGCCGTTGTTGCGCCATCGTGGGTCACCGGACCACACGGCGGCTGTGGCTGCCGCACAGATCAAACCAGCGGGCGATGGCGGCTTCGTGTTGTCGCGTCGTTCGTCGTCGTCGGACATTACGCCGTTGACGTCGGCGGTCATCGCGTGGGCCCGCGTGGGTCACGGTGCCGTTGCTGCCGTGCCGGGTTTCCACAACCTGGCCGACTATCTCGAGGAGTGAACCTGCATGTTTGATTCGCTCCGTGAGGCGATAGGCCGCGCCGATGAACGCTATGTCCGTTGGATGACGGGGACGTCGGCGCCGGTCGAGGAGCGGACCAGCTATTCAGACTGGGGGACGTGGGCCGGTGACGCGCCGACGGCGACGACCCCCGAGGGTGCGTTGAAGCTGCTCGCGGTGTCGGGTTCGGTGCAGTTGTTGACCGAGTCGATCGCGACCCTGCCCACGGACGTGTTCCGCGAGACGCCATCGGGGCGCGTGTCGATCGCGAAGCCGGCGTGGTTGCGTCAGCCGGTCGTCGGCCTGTCGTTCATCGACTGGTGTACGCAGGTGCTGACGTCGCTGCTGTTGCACGGCAACGCCTACATCGTCGTCACCAGGGACAGCGGCGGCCGGATCGTGGAACTCGTCCCGGTCGATCCGCGCGAGGTGACGGTCGATCGTGGCGGTTCGATGGGCGGCCGTCGCCGGTTCATCGTCAAGGGCCAGCCGTTCCAGGGCGAGATGGTCCACATCCCCGGCATGATGTTGGCCGGCCATGACATGGGCCTGTCGCCGCTGGAGTTCGCCCGCGTGTCGATCGAGGGCGGTTTGGCCGCCCAACAGTTCGGCGTCGACAGCTTCAACGGCGGCCTGAAGATGCCGGGCGTCATCGAGTTTCCCGGTGCGGTCGACCCGACGAAGATGGGCGAGACGGCCCGCCTCTGGCAGCGTGCCCGCCGCAAGGGCGGTCACGGCCTGCCGGGAGTGTTGGAGGGCGGCGGGACGTTCAAGCCGATCGGCATCACGAACGAAGCCGCCCAGTTCTTGCAGACCCGCCAGTGGACCGCCGCCGAAATCTGCGCGCAGGTGTACCTCGTCGACCCTCGTGAGCTGGGTATCCCGTTGACCGGGTCGACGCTCGAGTACGTCAACTCCGAATCCCGTCTGGCGAATCTGGTTCGCAAGGGGATGTTGCGGTGGATCACCCGCCTGGAGGGTGCCCTGTCGGCCCTGTTGCCGTCGCCGCAGTACCTCAAGTTCAACGTCGATGCGTTCAAGCGTGCCGATTCCGGTGACCGGTGGACGACGTATGAGATCGCGAGTCGGATCAATGCGGCGGCGGTCGCGATCGGCCAAAAGCCGGTGTTGCTGACTGACGAGATGCGGGCGTGGGAAGAACTCGACCCGCTGCCCGATGTCGAACCGATGGCGGTCGACGCCGAGGACGACACCGAGGACGACGTGGAGGACGACGAGAGCGTCGACGCGATGCGCGCCGTGTTGGCGAGTGTCGCCGAGCTGCGGGCGGCCGTGGACCGGCCTGTAGCGCCGTCTGCGCCGCCTGTCGTCAACATCACGAACACACCCCCACAGGTGACCGTCGAGCCTGCTGTCGTCCATGTAGCGCCCGCCGACGTTCGCGTCGACGCCCGCCAGGATGCGCCGGTCGTCAACTACACGCCGCCGGACGTGGTCGTCAACGTCAACCCGACCCCGGTCGAGGTGACGAACGAGATCACGGTGCCGCCGGCGTTGGTGAACGTCGAAGTCCCACGGACCAAGCACACGGTGAAGCGTGACGCCCAAGGCAACATCGTCGAGGTCGTCGAGGAGCCGGCGCCCTGATGTCGACGTATCAAAGCGTCGACCCGGTCGCCGTGTTCAACGGCGACATCCAGCCGTATCTGGTCAGCAGCCGCTACAACGCCGACGGTTCGGCGACGCAGCTCGTCGGGATCGACCCGGCAAACCTTGACGCCTTCTCCCGGCTGCGGGTGTCGTCGCCGGTGACGCTGTTCGAGGCGATGTTCCGCTACGACCTGCATCCGCAGTGGTTCGAGACGAAGCTGACCTCGTCGGGCAGCGTCACCCATTCACCGGGTACGGCGTCGGCGATCCTCGCTACCTCCACGGGCAACGGCTCCGAAGCGGTGTTGCAGTCCCGCCAATACATACCGTACCAGCCCGGAAAGTCGCAGCTCGTTGCCCTCACCTGGCATTTCGGTGCGGCCGTCGCCAACGTGCGTCGCCGTGCCGGCTACTTCGACGCCACCGACGGCGTGTACCTCGAGCAGACCGCCGACGGCCTCACGATCAACCTGCGGTCGTCGGTGACCGGCGCGTCCCTGCGTACCGTCGCCCAAGCCGACTTCAACATCGACCCGCTCGACGGCACTGGCCCGTCCGGGGTCAGGCTCGATATCGAAGTGGCGCAGATCCTGCTGATCGACTTCCAGTTCCTCGGCGTCGGAATGGTCCGGTGTGCGTTCGACATCGACGGCCAGATCGTGCCGTTCCACGCCTTCCAGAACGCCAACCGGCTCGACCTCCAGCCGTACATGATCTCCGCATCGCTGCCGATCCGCTACGAGATCACGAACACCGCCGCCAGTGCCGGCGCCGACTTACAGGCCATTTGCTGTCAGGTGATGAGCGAGGGCGGCAGCCCGGCCGGCATCGGTTACGACTTCTCCGCCGCGAACCTCGCCGACGTCGCCACCTCGACCACACGGGCGCACCTGCTGTCGATTCGCCCGCAGGCGTTGTTCCCACCGACGACCGGGGTCGCGCCCCGTGGCGTCATCGTTCCGCTGGACATCTCGTCGATCGTCGGAGGGGCCAACGCCCTCATCGAAGTCTGGTATAACCCGACCTACAGCGGCGGCGCGTGGACGGCCCGAGACACCAACTCATTCGTGGAGTTCTCCGTCAACGCCACCTTCTCCGCCCCCGGTATCCCGGTCGACAAGTTCTTCGTCGCCGCCGGCGCCGGTACCGCCCGATCAGCGGCCAGCCAAAGCATCTCCACCCAATACCCGCTGGTGTTGGACATGGCCGGAACGAACCCTCGGGCGCTGATGATTACCGCGACCGCGACG